CTACCCCGACAGCGTGTCGCGCATGGCCTGCAGCAGCAGGATCAGCCGGTCGCAGCCGGCCCGGTCCAACTGCACCCGCGCCAAGTTGCAGCGGTCCCGGTCCTGCGCCCACAGGTCCACGGTTGGCACCCTTGGGTGGGTCATGCCCCAGGATACGCTGCCATCGGTGCCGCGCACCTCGCCCTCCAGGATGTGCGGGACGTGGGCGGCCGGGGCCAGCATCACATCTGCCGGTCGCCGCGCTGCAGGTCAGCCGGCACGCCGTGCCGCCAGCGCGGCGCCGACAGCGCAAGGAAAGCGACGATCCCCAGCGTGATAGCCGCCTTGCCGGCCAGCGGCGGCACCACCAACGAGACGGCCAGGCCGGCGAACAGCGCCGCGTGCTGGTGGCGCACCGCGGCCGGCGTGTCGCGGGTCATCCGCCCGGCGCGGCAGATCAGCACCACCATGGCCATGATGGTCGCCACCCCCTGGATCGCCAGCAACAACTCGGGCTTCATTGGCCGCTCCCATCGACGCGCCGCTCGATCCGGCGCTTGACCAGCCCACCCAGCCAGGCGCCCACCTCGGGCCAGTCCGGGCCGACCCAGGCGATGCCGCAGGCAATCGGCACCAGCAGGTAGTGCGCACCGGCCTCGATGCCCACCTTCGACAGCGCGGCAGCCGCCACCACAGACGCGGCACCGGTGGCGACAACCGCGAGGGCGGTCATGGCGACCACGAAGCCCAGGCTGCGCCAGACGGTGTACTCGGGCCGGCGCTGCAGGGCAAAGTACGACCCGACCAGGGCCGCCACGATGATGACCAGGTAGGGCCCGGCATAGCGGGCGATCTCGCCGCCAGCCATCGCCGTGATGAGGACGACCGCGACGGTCACTATGTCAAGCTGGGTGTGATCTGGCGGCGTCATCGCGCAGGCTCCACGGTTGCGCGGTGCACCACCCAGGCCAGGACTGCACCAAGACTCAGCCCCGCCAGGCTCAGCGGCACGCCGACGAGCGTGCTGCATTGGTTCTCTCCGCTCTCCAGCGGCCATGGGCTGACCATCCACCAGACGCCGCAGCCGACCACCTGCAGATCCTCGACCGCCCACCACAAGGCCGCAGCGGTGACCGGCGCGCTGCGGTAGGCCAGCACCACCAGGCCCAGCAGCAGCAGCCGGCCCAGCGCGCCGCCGATGTTCCACAGCTCAGCCCACAGGCGCGGCGCGGCGAACTCGTAGGCGTAGAAGGTCACCCAGGCGCCGATCAGCAGCAGCGCCCCGACGACGTGGTGGGGCTGCTGGCGCCACCACTGCAGGCGGCCTAGCAGCCAGCGGCCGACCGCGGCGCTCATTGCTGCGGCGGGATTGGGCGCGGCCCACCGCCTCCCAGGACATTGATCAGCCGGCCGGCCATGTCAGCCGGCGCAGCGACCACGGCAAGGCGCACCAGGGCGCGGGCGATCAAGGTTCGGACTCCGAAGATTGTCGGCATGTGGGCTCCAGTGATTATTCAGGTTGCGCAGGCCACAGCACGGTGGCGGGGAAGCCTGGCTGGTCAGGCACGGCGCGCAGCGCGGCGCGGTAGGTCGCCCACTCAGCTGGCAGCGGCTGGGCCAGTTCCAGGGCGCGCAGCAGCACCCAATCGCACGCAGCCAGGCGCTGGTCTCGGGTGCGGCGCACCTCGGCGGCCAGCGCCGCGGTGGTGGGCACGGGCAGCCAGCGGCGGGCCGCGGCATCCCACCGCCAGGTCTGCAGCGCAGTGTCGGCCGGCTGTGGAGGCTGCCAATCCATCAGGGCGCCGGAGGCCAAGTCCACACGCTGGGCCTGCCAGTCGCTCACGCCGGCCACCGCAGCGCAGTCGGGCGGCGTGTTGGCCTGCAGCAGGGCCTCGTCGCTGTCGTCCAGAGTGACGGCGCGGCCGGTCAGGATGCCGTCGGCCAGGCGGTAGAAGTGCCAGGTGCGGATCGTCATCGCCGGATCTCCTCGATGCGCAGGGTTGCGTCGACGGTGCAAGTCGTGGCCACCACGTACTGCTGGCCTTGCAGTACCACCGTGTAGCTGACGCCGCCGATAGCTGTGAACCGCTGCGCCCGCGCGAAGCCACAGGATGCCTGCTTGCTGAAGCCGATCTGCTGGTCGATGGCGTAGTTGCGCAGCGCTCCCTGCTGGGTGCCGTTGACCGTGAGCCTGGTCGACAACATGGCGTAGTCGCCCAGCGTGCCACTGGCCGCGGTGGAAATGGAGCCCGTGCCCTCGGCGGTGATCAGCACCTCGCAGTCATGTGGCGGGGTGAAGGTGTAGGTCACCAGGTCGGTGAATGTGCCCGTGGGCACGCCCTTCTCACCGGTGACACTCACGCTCGAAGCGCTGGCCGTGTGCACCTTGGTGGCGGCGTTCTCTCGCAACTCATCGACGTTGATCAGGCTCGCCTCGTCCACCGTGATGCTGATCGCGGCATCGCTGGCCGACTCGTTGCCGCTGCTGTCGAACCACTTCGCGCGCACGGTATAGGTGCCCAGCGCCGGCCACGGCCAAACCCACCTATCCACGGGCCCGCGGAAGATCCGCAGCCCGCCGGCCCAGCTGGCGCCAACGCGGATCTCCAGCGCACCGCCGGCCCGCACGTCCAGCTCCGTGCTCGGCGTCACGGTGATGGCCACGCCGCCGGGCTGCAATGTGGCGGCCAGGCCTGCAACGTTGTCAGGCGCCTGGGTCTTGCCCACGACCGTGTGCACCTTGGTGTCGGATGCGCCGCGGAAGCCCCCGCTGTTGACTGCCCAGGCCTCGATGACCACGCGGTCGCCGTCTTGCACGCCCAGCAGGTAGACGCCGAAGTCCGATGCATCGGCCTGAACCTCGCGCCAGTCTGTATCGGGGCCCACCCGGCGCCAGCGCACAACCACCCTGCCCTGGCCGTCCTTCAAGTACGCGCCGGTCAGTGTCGACCACGACACCCACACGCGCGGGCTGATGGTGCCGTCGTTGGCCCGCAGAAGGTGGTCGGTGCCGCTCTCCGGCGTGGCCAGCGCGATGGTCTCGACCAGCCAGGGCGATGGCAGATCGGTGTTCGGCGTCGGGTCGGCCAAGGCTGCGTCGTTCGTGTCGTAGGCGTCGGCCGCATCCTCCTGCAGCGCCAGGGTGACGGGTGATGCCAGGCCGAACTGCCAGTCGGTGACGCGGTAGGTCTTCGGCGTGGTGATGCCGTACTCCGCGCTGGTGACGGTCACCCGGTCACCGATCTGCAGCGGCCAGGCGCGCAGCTTGGCCGGGTACTGGATGACCTGGCTGTTGCGGCCCCGCTCCACCAGCACGCGGGCGATGTTCTTGGCGTGGATCTTGGTGTTGGTGAACGGCAGGCCCACGTCCTGCCACAAGGCCTCGCCGTCGGCCGTCACGAAAGTGGTGTTCTGGTACGGGTCGAAGTCGGTGGGGCTGGCGCTGTCGATGCCGATGTAGGTGCCGCGCACGCCGTTGAACAGCTCGTCGATGCCGGCACCGGCCTGGATCACCTCGATCTGCCCGTCCAAGTCGTCATCGGTCAGGGCCATCACCGGCGCTGTCCAGGCGCCGGCCAGGATCTGCCACTGGGCGCCGTAGATGGCGAAGCCGGCCATGCTGTCGGCCAGCTTGTCCAGCACCGCCTCGCGGCCATCCTCGGTGGTAGCCACACCGTTGCAGCGGTAGGTGGGCTGCGTGAAGCCGGTGATGCCGATGTTGAAGCTGAAGGTCACGTCGCAGGCGTTGGCCGCGACGATGGTGAAGCTGTCGATGATGTCGGCGTTGTCGCTGGCCATGCCGTACTCGCCGACGATCCAGTCTCGCGTGCACAGCGCCGGGTTGTCGCTCCACTCCCAGGTGCTGGGCGTGGCGTAGCGGTGGCTGCCGCTGCCACCGTTGGTGCTGTCCTTGCGCGGGTCGTAGAGCTTCTTGCCCTTCACCCTGCAGGTGAGGTTGGGCGGGCCGCCCTGGAAGCGCGGGTCTTCCAGATCCAGCGTCACTACCAGGTAGGCGCAGCCGCGCAGCCGGTGGCTGCTGTCCCACTCGGTGGGCTTCAAGCCGCTGAGGTAGGTATTGACGGTCTGGCTGTCGCTGCCCAGGTGCTTCTGCACCCTGATGACTGCGGGGTTGACGCCGGCCTTGTAGACCACGGTCACCAGGTCGCTGCCCAAGCCATCGGTTACGGTGAGCGTCAGCCCGCCGCCGCTGATCGCCACTGTGCGGTCGATGTTCCAGGGGCCGCCCTCGTTCACGCCGGCGGTGGTGGCGCTGACGATCTCGATGGCCGCAGCGCTCAGCGTGGTGGTGGTGCTGAAGGTGACGGTGACCAGCCGCTGTGATGTGCCGGTGGTCCAGTCGCTGGCCGTGCTGTAGCCGCTGCTGTCCAGCGTGCCCAGGCTCACGCCGTCGATGAAGCACTCGCCCAGGGCCTGGACCTCGTGCGAGGCCATCAGGATGACAAGGTGCTTGAGGCCGTCGGGCTTGACGGATGCGATGCCGCGGCTGCTCACAGTGGTCTTGTCGCTGGTGAACATGGCCACCACGCTGCCGCCGGTGATGCACTCGCCGTAGACGATGCGCCATGGTGGCGTGCCCTGCAGCAGCGAGACGCTGCGGTCGGTGACGCTGGCGTTGTACCGGCGCGTGGCATCGCGCTGGGCCGCCTTGGCGCGGCGGCGCGCGTCGATGCCGCCGTAGATCTGCAGGCCAAGCAGCGCGTAGCCGCCGTAGGCCGAGATGGCGCCAGCCACCAGCGCGGCCGTGCCCGTGAAGCCCAGGTTGGCGCCAATGGCGATCAGGCTGATCGGGTCGGCCTGGGCCGCGGGCGGCGCCAGCAGGGCCACCGCAGCCGCAGCGGCCACCACCGTGGGGCGAAGCGCGCAGCGGCCGGGCTTCATGCCTGCACCGCCCAGCACTGCACGGCAGCCGCCATGTCCACGTGGGCCACGCCAGCCGGCGTGATCAGCGCGGCCGTGCGCCCGGCGCAAATGCCCAACGCTTGGCCGCCCTGCGGCGCGGGCACCTGCACCAGGTCGCCCACCCGGGCCTGGGCGGCGGGCAGCGGTTGCCGGCCCAGCACGCGGGTGGTGGCGTCAGCCAGGTCAGTGCCCAGGCGCCAGATGGCACGCATGGCGGGCACCGGGCCGGCCACGGCCGGCAGGTTGGGCGCCGCACCCTCCACCTGCTGGAGCCAGCCAGCGGCAAAGTGGGTGCAGTTGTGCGCCGCCCAGTCAAACGGCGGGCAGGCGCCCAGGTAGTCGGTCAGGCGGGATGCAATGCTTTGGGGCATGGGTGGATGGGCAGTTGGTGCTCAGCGTTGCAGGAAGGCCTTGCTCACCCAGAGCGCAGGCTTGTCGATCAACGTCTGCAGGTACTCAAACCCGTTGTCGCCCGGGAAGCGCTGGATGTGCTGCGCGTGCGTGTGCCGCAGGCCGGTGGCAGCGCGCGACCTGTTGGCCCCAGCACGGCTGCAGACCATCTCGATGCTGCCCGAGCTGCTGCCGGCTTTGCTGCTGCTGCGCTTGATTCGCACCTTGTTCATATAGCCGGACCAGCGCGCCACCGGCGCGCCCACCGGCTGGAAGTTGGGCCCGATCAGCTGCAGCGACAGCCGCGCCGAACGGTTGCGGTAGTTCTCCACGCTGCCGATGGCGGCGGCCAGCATGGCCGTGCTGACAACCGACAGGCCCAGCGTCACATCGCCCGGTGAACCGTCTTCAGATTCGCGCAGGTCGTTCACCGTCACCAGCTGGCCAAAGCCTTGCCAGGTGTAGCCGCCAGAGATGATGTCCACAGCGTGAGTGGTGTAGCGCACCATGCCGCTGGCGAAGTCCAGCGCGACGAGCCACTGCACGCCGCGGACGTTGGCGTCGATCTGGGTCTGCGCCGAGGTGTCAAGCGTGAGCATCAGGCGTTCCAGTCCTCGATCAGCTCCATGGCAAACCCGCCCACATCCGTGCCGCCCGGCACGGCGTCCCAGGCCACGGCGTCGGCCATCTGCTTGAAGTGGCAGACCGGCTTGTCCCAGATGACGGCTGTGCCACCACCGATAGCGGCCCGGGTCGGCGGCTCGAAACTGACGGTGATCTGCCCTGCCCCGTTGGCCGTGGCATCGGCGGTCAACATGCAGTAGTGCGAGCCGACGCCAGACCCGATCTGCAACCAATCGCCCGCCAGTAACGTCGGCAGCACCCAGGTGGTGGTCGTGCCCTCGGCGATCAGCACCCGGTCGATGCGGATCTCCGGCGAGGCGCCGGTACCGCTGTGCATGTAGATCCACAGCTGCACATCCACCGCGCCAGCTGGTGCGGTGACGGTGATGCTGCGCCGGTCGTAGCCCAGACCGGCGCCCAACCAGTCGGCAAAGCTCACGCTGCCCACCAGGCCGCCGCCGGAGTTGTAGAAAGCGCACTCGATGCGCTGGGTGGAGTTGAACCCCAGGATGTCAGCCGAGATGGTGTAGACCTGCCCGGCCGTGATGGCCTGGCGGGCAGCCAGCGCAATGCCCGCTGCCGACGAAGACGTGCCACCGATGCTGGTGGCGGCCACGCGCTGAGCGAAACCATCAGGGCCGCCTGGCCGGCTGAATGCCACGCCCGAAGTCGTGCCGGCGGTGTAGCTGATCCAGCCGTTGCTGATGCCGTCGGCGTTGCTGTCGATGTCCATGCCACCGAACAGCGTGAGGTTGACGCCGCGGGCGCCTTCCAGCGCGGCGCTGATCGCCCCGGCGGACAACGCCGAGCCGGTGGTGATGGCGCCCCGCGCGGTGCCGCGGGGCTGCGGGTTGGTCACATCCCACAGCGCCAGGTGGTTGATCCGGCCGCGCAGGCCCAGCTGCAGCGCCTTCCAGCGGGCGGCATCAGCTTGCAGCAGCGCGGGCACGCTGCGCAAGCTGACGCGCCAGCGCGGCGGCGCGCCTACCCGGGTGGCAGTGTGGCCGTTGCCATCGCTCTGCTCGGTGTAGTCAAACCGCTGCTGGCCCAGCGAGTAGGCCGCGAGCTGCAGGGCACAGGCATCGGGGAAGGTCAGCACTGTCATGCCAGCACTCCCAGGCGCTGCAGCTCGGCCATCTGCCGGCGGCTGCCGTCGGCCACGATCTGCGCCACATCCTGCTGCACCGCGGCGCGGTCGGCCCGGCTGTCGACGTTGATGTTGTAGACAGGCGCATAGTTCAGCGCCTGGCGCCCCGCACTGCCGCCGCCGGCCGCTGGGTTGAATGCCTTGGGCACCACGGCCTCCCCTTCATGCAGCAGCGCGGGGAAGTTGTCGCGCGGCACGTAGTTGGTGCCGGTGGCCAGCGGGGTGGCCATGCGGTCAAACCGGGCGAAGTCACCGGTGGCGCCGGTGCCATCGCCGAACGGCACGCCACCACCCAGCAAGCTGCCCAGGCCGCTGAGCACGCTGCCAAACAGGCCGCCGGCGCCACTGCTGCCCACCAGCTGGATGGCCATCGCATCGGCCAGCCGGCTGGTGACGCGGCTGAAGATGGCGTTGCCCAGGCCCTCGGCGAATGCCTTGACGGGGTTCTTGGTGTCGCGGAAAGCTGCGGCCAGCGCATCGCGCACCTCGGTGTAGGTCTCATTGCCCAGCGGCTTGGCGGCGCCCTCCAGGCCGCGCCGCTCGTTCAGCAGGCCGGCCTGCTCGCGCACCAGGGCGGCTTGCTTGCGCAGCTCGTCGCTGTTGGTGCTGGTGGTGGCAATGGATTCCAGCTCATCAGCGCGGGCGCGCAAGCGGGCCTGCTGCAGCTGAGCGTAGGCATCGGCGCCCAGGGCCAGCGCCAGGTTCTGCTCGCGCTGAGTGCTCACGGCCTCAGCCAGGCGGGCGGTCTCGGCGGCCAGGTCGGCCTCGATCTGCTGGCGGTCGGTCAGCATGTCGGCCTGCAGCTGGGCCTCGGCTTTCTGGATGGCGATGTGGCGCTCTTGCTGGTCGATCAGCTCGATCTGGCTGGCCAGGCGCAGCTGCTGGGCCTCGGTCAGCTTCAGCGTGCCATCACGCAGCTTGACCATGATGTCCAGCGCTTCCTTCTGCGACTGGGTGAGCTGCTGGCCGCCCTGCAGCTCGGCCGCCTGCTCAGCGCCGCGCACGCCCAGGCGCTCGAACAGCTTGTCCAGCTCGGCGCGCTGCTCCTGCACGGCCTTCTTGGTCTTCTCGGCCGCAGCGGCGTACTGCAGCTGGCCCTTGGCGGCACGGCCGGTAGCCTCGTCCATGCGGGCCAGCTCGCGCGCGTCGTCTGCCCGGCTGGTGCCGCCGTTGCGCAGCGCGGAGCGGGCCTGTAGGGCGCGGTCGGTGGCGCCCAACACCTTCTTCTCGAACGCATCCAGCGCGGCGCGGTTGGCTTGGCCGTCGTCGGTGGCGGCGGCCAGGATCTGCCGCGCCCCGGCGAAGTTCCACTTCTGCATCTCGACGAAGGCTGCCGCGCTGGCGCCGATGTCGCGGCCCATCTGCTTGAAGACGAAGCCCACGTTGGCGCCCAGCACCAGCATGGTCTCCAGCACAGTGCCCACCCCGCCCAGGGCCAGGGCCAGCACATCGGCCTGGCCGCTGGCCGCCTTGGCATCGCCGGTCAGGTACTCGCCCAGGGCCTTGCCCAGGCCGATGGTCAGGTCGTGCAGGTCCACCATCGTGGGTAGCAAGCCCATGGCCAGATCGCGCTTGAGCGCATCCACCCGCATGCGGGTGGCTTCCACGCTGTCGTTGTACCGGTCGGCCATGGCGGCCTGCTCGGCGGTGACGGTGGCCACCAGCTCGCCGCTGCTTGCCAAGTCTTTCATGAAGGGCAGCAGCTTGGCACCTTCCTTGCCCAGCAGGGCCTGGGCAGCAGCGCTCTTGCCGCTGCCGTCGGCAAACCGGTCCATGGCCTGGGCCAGCGTGAGCAGCTGCTGGTCGCCCTGCATGCGCTTGAACTCGTCGAAGTTGATGCCCAGCGCCTTCACGGCCTGGGCGGCGCCGCGGCTCTCCTCGGTGCTGCCGGCCATGTTCTTGGCCAGGCGGCCCACCGCGCTGCCGATGGTGTCCAGCGTGGTGCCGGTGGTGCGGCCCACCTCGGTCAGCGCGCTCAGGTTCTCCACCGACACGCCAGTGACGATGGCCATGTCGTTCAGCGCCTCAGCCGCGTCGATGCTGTCCTGCACCATCTGCTTCAGCGCCCCCAGCGAGAGGCCCACGCCAATGGCGCCCAGCGCGGTCTTGGTGATGTCGGCATAGCGCTGCATCTCGGCCGTGGCGCTGCCCACCATGCCCTTGGCCTGGTCCATGTCCTTCTTCAGCCTGGCCAGATCGGCCAGCATCTGGATCTCGATGGCGCCTGCGATGGTCATTGCGGTCGGGCCTTGCGTTGCAGTTCTTCAGCCACCGCGCGGGCCGCGGCATCCATGGCGGTGATGCACTCCACCTCCCACCCCGTGAGGCGCACGCCGTGCAGGCGTTGCCATGCTTCCACCTCACCCAGCGGGATGGGGCCGCCTGGGGGGCGCAGGGCGCTCAGCTCACAGAACGTGGCCCACACCTGCCGGCCGGCCGCAGGGGCCCGGCGCAGCAGCAGTGGGTCGGCCCGGCCGGCAGACTTGGCCGCGCGCTGCAGGTGCACGCGCAGCGTGGCGCCATCGGGCTGGGGGTGAGACAGGCGCACCTGGTGCTCCGCGTGTGCGATCAGCCCGGCACGCAGCTGCGCGTAAAAAACTGGCGGTCTTTCAGCCCCCGCTGCACCTGGTCGCGCAGCCAGCGTCGGCGCGGGTCGTTGAACGCATCACGCGCCGCGGCGGGGCTGTAGGGCTGCGCCGCGCCACGCCAGCCCAGGGTGCAGGCCACCAGCAGCTCCAGCTCGTCCAGCTCGTCTTCCTCGGGGTCGGTCACCTGCAGCTCGCCCGTCTGCGCCAGCTGGGCCCGCATGCGGCGCTGGCGGGCCAGCACGATGCGGCGGCGCACCGGGTGCTCAGGCCCGGCCAGCTGCACCACCATGGTGGTGGGCGCGCCGGTGATGGGGTGCTTGATGCGCAGATCAGCCGCCTCGGCATCCTCGAACGCCAGGATGTCGAAAGGCTCGGCCGCTGCGTCGGTACTGGGTTGGGTTGTGGGGTTGCTGGCCATGGGTGGGTGCGGTTGGTGGGTTGGTTGCGTTGGTGGGCCGCTGGGTGGGCGCGATCAGGGCGCGGCCGAGTCCTGCACGACGACGGTGCTCAGCTCGTTGGCCACGCCCGAGCCGCCGGTCAGCGGCAGCAGCGCGGTGAAGGGCAGCGTCTGCACGATGCCCTGCTCCCCGTCGCTCTTGCTGGCGCCGCCCAGCTTCACCCGCGGCAGGGTGATGCCCACGAAGTCGCTGGCCGCGGAGTTGTCCGAGGTCAGCACCACGATCAGCTCCACCTCGGTCTCGTTGATGAAGGCATCGCGCAGCGTGGCGTCTTCGAAGTAGGCGGTGGCCTGACCGCTGGCGGTGATGCGGCCCGGGAAGCGCGTGGGAATGGTGTTGCTGCCCACCACCGGGTCACCGCTGCGCGGGCTGTCGATGCTGATGGACAGGCCGGTCAGCAGGGCCACCGCCACGCCGCCCAGCAGCACCACGCCATTGACGGCCGCGCAGATGCCGGTGGTGCTGGCCGCGCTGGGGCTCGTGAAGTAGCGGCTGGTGGCGGTGGTGACGTTCTGCCCCACCACCGGGATGCTGATGGTGGCCATGCCGGTGGGCGGCAGGCCGATATCCACCTTGGTGGGCTGCACGCCGGTGAACAGCTCGTTCTGCGTCACGTCGGCAAACCAGTGCTCCAGGCTGTAGCTGACGTTGGTGTGGCCGGTGGTGGGCGCAAACGTGTCTTTGCCTACCACGGTGCAGGTGGAGCTGGCGATGGGGCCTTCAGCCGCCAAGGCGCTGCCGTTCAGCACGCGCACGGTCAGCACGGTGGCGGTCATCGACTGGATCAGCAGGTTCTTCGCCGTGTTGGCCACGTTCAAGCCGCCGCCCGAGAGGCGCACCACCTTGCCGCGCTTGAAGCCGTCGGCCAGCCAGTCGCCGGCCGCACGGGTGATGGTGTAGGTGGGGCCGCTGCCGGCAATGGTGAGGCTCAGGCTGCTGGCGGTAGCGCCTGCAGTGAAGTCCCGACGCAGCACGGCCGAGATCTCATCGGCATAGGTGCCGGGCGACAGCTCGCCGCTGAGCGTGCCTTCCACGCTGCGCACGCCGTGGCGGAAGTCGGCCACCTGCTGGTCAGGCCGGATCTCGTTGCTCTGGTACGTCTGCTTGGTCAGCGACACATCGGAGGTGACGCGCCGCAGCAGCTTGGCGCCGCTGGCGCCGGCTGCCGTGCCGTAGGTGGTTTCGCGCTTGCGGGCCAGCTGCTTGAAGACGCCGGATGCTTGGGGCATGGTGGGCTCCTGATCGGATGGGGGTGGTGGTGGGCGGTGGGGCTACGACTCGTGCACCACCAGAAAGTCCAGCGGCTGGTGAATCAGGCCCATGCCGGGGTCCACCAGGTCGGGGCCTGCCACATCGGGCAGGATGGCAATGACGGCACCGCCGCCGATGGCGCCGCGCTGGAACTGCAGCGCCGCGGTGACTGCATCGCGCAGCGCCTTCACCATCGGGTAAGTGGCGGCCTGCACGTTGACCTGGATGCGGCTTTGCGTGGGGTGCGTGGCGGCCTGCGCATCCAGCCGGCCCAGGCGCACGCTGCTGATGTGCTCGATGGTCAGCGCCGGCAGCGGCTGCCCCTCTGGCAGCTGGCCTGGGAAGATGCGCGTGCCCACCAGCGCGGTGACGGCAGGCGCGGCGGCCAGCAGGCTGTACACGGCGGCCTCGGCGCTCATTCGTCACCGTCCTGCAGCGGTGCGGGCACGGTGAGCCCGTGGCGGCTGGCCAGGCGCTGCCGGATGTACTCGGCCGTGGCTTGCACAGCTTCCTGCGCCTTGGCGTCCAGCGCCGGTCGCATGAAGGGGCGCGCCTTGGCGCCCGGGTGGTGCACCTTGCTCACGCCGATGGCCAGCAGCTTGCCCTGGCGCGCGCGGATGATGTGGGCCTTGGTGCCGTACTCCACCAGGCGGGCGTACCACGGGCGCTTGTCGCGCTTGCTGGGGCCGGCCTTCACGGCTGCGGTGACCGTGCCGCGCCTCACGCTGGTACTGATGCGGATGCTGGCCCGCAGGGCGCCGGTGGCGTCGGCGAAGGCCGCCGTGCCTTGCGCCTCGGCCAGCAGCACCTTGGCGCCGTTGCGCAGCGCAGCGCGCATGATGTTGCGCTCGATTTGCGCGGGCAGCTGGTCCAGCGCGGCCTGCAGCTCGGCCAGGCCCTTGACCTTGGTGGTGTCACTGCTCATGGGCCCACTCCTGGCAAGACAGTTCCAGGAACTCCCTGCGGCCCAGCTCGGCCACGCCGGTGATCTGCAGCAGCCGGGCCCCATGGCGCACGCGGTGGCGGGTGGTCACGTCGCCGCGCCAGCGCATGCGCACCTTGGTGGGCCGCACATAGGCGGCCACCGCGGCGGTCTGGCCGGGGTTGCTGCCGGGCTCGGCGCTGCTTTCCAGCACCTGGGCCCACACGGTGGCCAGGGTGGCCCAGGTCAGCACCTGGGCGCCGAAGGTGCCGTCCTTGCTGGCGGTGGCGGCCTCAATCACGACCTGGCGGTCAAGCTGGCCGGCGCTGAGCTGCAATGCCATGGCTCAGGCCCACACTTTCTCTGCATCCAGCAGGCGGTCGACAAAGCGGCCCGGCAGCACGGCCACCCGGCCGCTGGCGTCCAGCGCCTCACGCTGCGAGTACAGCGCGGCCAGCGTCACCAGCAGCCACTGGCGTACCGCCGCAGGCACGCTGGCTGCCGTGGCGCCATAACCTGCGGTGAAGCGGATGCGCACCGCATTCACCACGCTGGCGGTGGCTGGCCAGCTGGTGTCGGCAGCCGGCAGCAGCCAGCCGGGCAAGGTCGCAGCATCCAGCGTGTAGGCGCCGGGGTCCAGGGTCTGCAGCGCACCGGCCACGTCCAGGTACTTGACACTGGTAATGGCCAGCGCTTTGCCACGGCCCAGGCTGATCTCGCCGGCCGGGAAGGCATCCAGCGTCAGCTCCCAGGCCTGCTCCAGCAGGGCGCGGCCCAGCTCGTGTTCAGCCGCTTCGCGCGCGGCTTGGATGTACAGGTTCAGCAGCGCATCTTCGGTCGTGTCGCCGGCGGTGATGCGGCACTGCAGCCGCGCCTCTTCCAGGCTGATGGGCTCGGTGGTGGGCGGTGTGATCAGTGTGAGTGTCATGGTCGTACCGTCATTGCGCCGGGCGGCGGCCGGTCGCGGTGGTGGGACGCGCACCGGCAGCGAGTGCCGCCGGTCGATCAGCCAGGTGGGCCAACGGTCGTGTGTGCTGCGCCTGCTGAGCTGGGCGGATGTCAGCCTGCCGCGCGGGCTTGCTGCGCGCCGACAGACTGCCGAACACCACCGCGGCACCGGTTTGGATCTGCAGGGCGCCCAAACCAGGGGCGGCCTGCACGGCCGGCACCAGGATCTGCGCGCCACCGGCCGCTGCCAGCAAGCCGACCGTGGGCGATGCTGCGCAGCCTGGCAGGGCGATCACTGCGGCCGATCCAGTCAGCGCCTGCAGCACGCCCACGGCAGGCTCTGCTGCAGCACCGACCAGCAGCCGCGCTGCACCGGCACCGCCTGCCACCACCCCAACGGCGGCGGTGGCCAGCAGGCCGGGCACGAGGATCTGCGCTGCGCCTGTGGCTTGCAAAGCACCAGCGGCTGGAGAGGCCGGGACGCCGGCCAGGGTCGCCACCGCCATGCCGCCACCCTCGGCAGCCAGCGCGCCGACTGCAGGCGCAGCCGCAGCGCCGACCAGGCTGGCGACAGCTGACGCGTCTGCCGGGGCGAACAGCAGATCGCCGGCCACAGCCGGCCCGGCGCTAGCTGGGCCAGCCGGCACCAGCGGCACCTGCCCACGGTAGCGGGGCCGGCGAAGCAGGCTGGTGATGGCGTTGACCTGGCCGTTGATGGGCATGCTCAGCCTTGCGTGTAGACCAGACTGCCGGTGATCTGGCCCGCAGCCGTCGTCTGCGGGATGAACAGCAGGAACGGCACGGTGTTGTCGTACAGCCTGGGCAGCCCCGCAGTCAGCGCATCGACCGCGTTTGGCACGCCGGATGCGGACAGCTCAAGCGCAGCCAGCACCCGGTACGCGACCAGGGAGACGCTGCCGCTGGTCATCGAAACGCCGAGCGTCACGGACTGGATGCTTTGCACGCCGACATCACCAGCCTGAAGGCCGAGGCGGTAGAACATGCCCAGCGCCGAGCTGGCCGCGTAGGCGTCAACGGTGGTGCTTGTCTTGCCAGACACGCCTGCGCTGTTCGTGTAAGAAATGCTGGGTGTTGCAGCGCCCACACCCGTGGCGGCTGAGATCTCCAGGCCGATGAGCACGCCGTCGCCATCGATGGCGCCGTTCTTGTCCCGAGCCGGCCAGGCCACGCTGTTGACGGTCTGCGCCGTTGTCGTCGTGACGCTGATGCCGCTGTTGTGCCACAGCCGGTCGCACAGCAGCAGCATGCCGGACTGCGACGAGCAGGCGCCGCTGAAGCGCGCCAGGTGCGTGTTGCCGCTGGCTGCAGGAAACGGGATCTGGCCGGCGTAGCTGGTCAGCGCGGCGCCGGCAATGCCTGGCGCAGGCGCAACGGCCGCGCCGGGATAGCCGCCCAGGTAGAACGGGCTGAAGGGGCGCCCAGCCGCCAGCGTCGGGCTGGTGCCCTTGGCAAAGAATTCGGGCGGCCGCATGCCAGCCAGAGCGCCGTCCAGTGTGGTGATCGCCACGACGTCAGACCCTGATCAGGCCAGCTGCAGCCGTGGCTGCCGGCAGGTTGATGTCGAACGGGCCTGCAGTGCTGGTGATGGTGCCGCCGAAGCTGAACACCGCCACCGCGCGATTGCTGCGGCTGCTGTTGTAGAGGATCGCGCCGTCGGCGCTGATCGTGGTGCCGGTCAGCGCGGCGGGTTCGGTGAAGGTCAGCACCGCGGTGCCGCTGTCCAGGGTGACCGTGAAGCCCGCCAGCGTGATGCCGTTGACCGAGTTGTAGTCGCCACTCACCGCCACCGCATCGGTGCCCAAGTTGCTGGTGCTGGGCGTGCCGGTGCCTGGCGTGCCCACGTTGGTGGTGCTTGCCCCGTAGTTGCCGGCGTGCCCTGCCTTGATCAGCACCAGCCGGTAGGCATCGGCAGCGGTGTGCGGAGACATCGCCAGCAGCTCCTGGCGGAAGCTGGCGCACATTGCGGTGGTGACGGCCATTTAGGAGGGGCTTTCTTGGGTGTACCGGCAGGGGATGGGATCAGGCCATCGCAGCGTACACAGCAGCCGCGCCCGCTGCCGTGCCAGCCTCGTTGATATGCACACCGTCGCCGCTGTCATAGGCCGCCGCGATGTAGCCGGTTGTGTCACACACAATGCCAGCAAAGTCGGCCACCAGCAGTTGCCCGCGCAAAGCAAGGATGCGGTTGTTCTGCGCCTGGAGGATTGCCAGTTCTGCGCCACTGTAGGAGTCACGCGGCGGCACCGTCAGCAGCACGGGGGTGACGTTGTTGCGCCGGCAATGCTCCACCAGCGCCATACAGCGGGCGAAGCTCGCCTGCATGTTTGCCGCCGTCATCGAGTCATTGACCGATAGAGCTGGGATCAGCAGGTAAGTGGGTTGCAATGCCGTCACCAGCGCGAGGCCAGTTTGATAACTGGCATCGTGGCCTTGGCCGGTCACTGCGGTGGAAATTGGCGTCCAGCGCAGGCCGGCAGCGCGGGCCAGTGCAGACACACGCTCGGCTTGCGACCGATAACCAGTGGTCGTGGTGCTGCTGATCTGGCCACGGATGCGGGAATCGCCGATGTCCGCAACCACCGTCCACGTTTGTTCATACAGAAACTGCACTCCGTAGGGGATCAACGAAGTGCCAGCAGGCAAGGGCTGCGATGCGCTCACCGTTGTGACTTCATCGCCCGGCCGCTGCCGCCCGCCCACCCGATAGCCCGGCGCCGCCAGCAGTTCCGTCGCCATCGTGGCGCTGGTCAGCATCTGCGTGTAGGTGCCCGCGTAATGGGTCAGCGTCTGCAAAAGTGGCTGCTCAGTCGGGAAATCGGTGCGCGCCACGGAAGGCTGCATGATCCAGTCCGACAGCGTGAAAGCCGGCACACCATCGGCCGCTGCCCCGCTGCCGGCCGCTTCAACAACCGTTGTTGCGCCGCCGAAGGTCACGCTGGCAACGCTGCCCAGGGTGTTTGAAACCTGCTGGTCGGTCGCCGCGCCGCCAGCCTTTGCCAGCGTGATCGTTTGGGCGATACCCTTGTTGGCGTACACCAGCCTGTACCCGTAGTACGGGCCGAGCGCCTGATGCTGCCGGATCAGGGTCTGGTTGCTTGTGCTGCCGTTTGCCGATGCGCCCAGCCCAAACGCGCCCGCAGCCGTTGCCAGTGATTGATTCCGAGCCCCTGACACCAGGGCTTGGGTTTGCTCCACCTGCGCCTCAGTCAGCGTCGCCGGCTGCGGGTTGTCGACCGGCACAATCCAGTTGGCCGCAGCCGCTGTCGCAATGGCCTGCTTTGCAGCGATCAGCCCCGCCTCGGTTGCCGCGTCAAACAGCCCGACAACCACCCCGGCAGGGATGGTGTATCGGCCCAGCGAGTACGGGGTCAGCATCTGGATGGTCATGGCGGGGCTTTCGTCAGGCTGTCAGCGCGCTGTGGCGCCGTTGATGTCGGTGGGGCTGGTGCGCTGGTCAGGCGCTGGGCGGCGCCGCGTCCTCAGCGGCCTGTGCAGCGGCTGCTTCAGCTTCGGCGCGCAGCTCGCTGGCAGGCCGCTGCACCTTGGCTTGCTGACTCAGCGCATAGGTCACGGCCGCCTCGTGGTCGTCCACGATGCCCTGGCCCTTCAGCGTGCCGATCAGATCAGGCGCCGCCTGCACCAGGTGACCGGCCAGCAGGTCTTCGCCTGGCATGTCGCACAGCACCAGGGCCATGGCCAGGCCCGCCATCTGCAGCTGCGCCGCGTTCTTCTTGCTCATGGGTTGCTTCTCCAGTGGTCTGTGAAGGGGCCGCTGCTGCATTGACAGGCGCCGGCACCAGGCCAGGCGCCTATCTCAACAGCAGTTCGCGTCAGGTCGCCGAGTTGGCGTAGTACTTGACGGTGGCGCCGCTCACGTCGACCAGATTGCCGCCCATGCGCTGGAAGGCCACGAAGCCCACCTGGCCGGCGCGGGTGAACGCGCTGTCGGTCATGCGGAAGATGGTCAGGTCCATCACGCGGCGGATCTTGTACTTCTTGAAGGCGCCGAATGCGATGCTCTTGGCGTTGGCCGCCATGCTGGCCATGTCCTGGTTGATGAAGATGGCCCGGTTCAGCAACCGGTCAGGCGCGCCGCCAGGGTTGCCCTGCTCGTAGCCGGGCACGAAGATCGGCCGGCCATTGCTGTCCTTGATCTTGCGCACCACCTTCAGGCTGCTGTCGTTCATCATGAAACCGACGCCAGGCAGCGCGCGGTAGGCCGGGTCGACAGAGTGCTCCAGATCGATCAGGTCGTCGTAGGTGACCGTCAGCGTCTGGCCGGTGGTACCGGTCTTGCCCAGCGCCGCCGCAGGAATGACGCCGCGCGGCTGGCCCGTTCCAGTGCCCACGGTGGCGTGCGTGTTCAGGATGCGACCCAGACGCGTGGCCAGCAGCTCCTGGATGAACGCTTCGATGTCCAGAAACGAGTCCTGGATCAGCTCCCACGGGATGGCGATGTCGTTGCTGGTGTACTTGTAGGCATCGACCGCCACGTTGCCAAACACGGTGTCGACACGGCTGACCGTGGTGTTCTGGCCGACGATGGCGCCCACTTCGCTGGTGGCATCGCTGGTGGGAAAGTTCATCGTCGCACCGCTGGCGGTGTTGATGATGTCGGCCGCCTGCAGCATGCCGCCGTAGGCCTTCATGGCCTGCTCCAGCGCACGGTTGTACTCGGTGGCAACGGTGAAGCCGCCTTCCGTGGTGGTGGTGGTGCTCATCGCGGCGCGGATGTCGGGCGTGACGCGGGCGTTGTGTTCCGCCAGCTGCTCCGGGCTCAGGCCCTGCAGGCCGCCGCGGAAGTAGGCCTTCAGGGCATGCGCGTGCTCGCTGTGCTTGGCGGGGTCGCGGGTGGCGCCTTCACGCACACGGTCCAGCAGGTTGTCGGTCTGCTCGGCGGCGAGCTTGGCCATGCGCGCCTCGCGGGCAATGTCGTTGTCGATGGCCTCGATCTCAGCCAGCAGCGCGTCGAGCGCTGATGCTTCAGCAGCGGGCATGCGCTGGTCAGCCGGGAAGCGGGCGTTCAGGGCGTTGGCTTCTTGGGCCTTGGCGGTGCGACGCTCGCGCAGTTGAGCGAGTTTGCTCATGGTGTTTCCTTTTCAGGTGGTGGTGGTTGGCCGCTCAGGCGGCGGCCGGGCTCGGTTGCGCGAGGGCGCTACGCGATTCGGTGAGCGCCAGCACCTGCAGACGCTGCTGCTGGCGGGCGCGGTGGTCGGTGGTGGCCGTGGGCTGCGGTGCCGGTGCAGCAGCGGGCGGCGTCTGCTCTGCCGCCGGCGCCGGGGCAGAGCCTTTGCCGGGCGCATGGGCGTAGGCGCTTAGGTTCCAGGCGGCCTTGGCTGACTGGTCGGCCTTGTCAGCTTCCGCCAGGCGGTCGGCAAAGCCTGCGGCCACCGCCTCGTCAGCGGTGAACCAGGTTTCAGCCGCCATCCAGCTCGCTACCTGCTCAGGCTTCTGCTTGGTGCGGTCGGCATAGGTCTGCACCAGCGTGCCGTCGATCTTGTCCAGCAGGTCGGCCGTGGCCTTCAGATCGGCTGCGTTGCCGTAGGCAAACGTCCAGGCGTTGTGGATCATGAACAGCGCGCCCTTGGCCATCACGATCTCATCGCCGGCCATGGAAATGAACGTGGCTGCGCTGGCCGCCAGGCCGTCGATGTGCACCACGATTCGGGCGCTGTGCTCACGCAGCGCCTGCTCAATGGCACGGGCCGCAAACACGCTGCCGCCGGGGCTGTTGATGCGCAGGTGGATGGTGCTGGCAGTGATGCCGCGCAGCTCCTGGATGAACCCCAGCGGTGCCACGCCCCCCCAGTACTCAGCCTCCAGCTGGTCGTCGACGATGGCGTCATACAGCAGGATCTCGGCCTCGTCATCGGCCAGCGCACGCACGGCGAACTGGCGCAACGGGGCTTGCCGGTTGTCGGCCAGCAGCTTAAGCAGTCGGTGTGGCATCGCTGCCTCCCAGGTTGATGGTGTCGCCGCCGTCGATCGGCGGTTGGTTGTCGATGCGGCGCACCTCGTTGGGCGTCATCCAGCCGGGCTCACCAGCGCGGCCCAGGGCGATGCGGAACGACTCGTACCGGCTCTTCAGGTCGCCGCGCACCAGCGCGTCGGTGATGTGCTCGACAAAGTAGCGCTGGCGAACCGGCCACAACTTGCGGTTGAACTCTTGCGCCAGCGGCGTCAGGTGCCGCTGCAGCGTGTACCGCACGAACCCGATGCCCTGCTGCTCGATGCCGGTGCCCCAGCTGGTGCTCTTGTCGGTGTGGCCCACCATGTGCGGCGGCACGCCAAAGATGCGGCAGATCTCTTCCACGCTGAACAGCCGCGTGGCCAGGATCTCGGCGTCTTTCGAGTTGACGCTGAGCTGCGCAGGCTGTAAGCCGCCAGTCAGGATCAGCGGCCCACGGGCGTTACCTTGCAGCCGCGCGCGCAGACTGTCCTTCAGATCGTCCAGCTGATCCTTGTTCAGCTTGCCTTCGGTCTTCAGCGCGTAGTCGAACGTGGCGCCCTGGCTGAAGAACCGGGCGCTGTACTGCTCGGCAGCAATGCTGGTGCCGATGGCCTCGCGGGCGGCGTAGGTGATCGGGCTGGGGCTGTTCAGCCCGTCGAAGCCCAGACTGGGCAGGTGCACCACATCGGCGGCGTCCAGCACCAGCTGCGGGCCCTTGCTGGGCTGGTACCGGTAGTACACCGTACCTTCGGTGTCTTCAAACGGTTGCACGCGCATCGGGTGCAGCGGCTCCCAGCCGATGACGCGGCTGCTGGCAAAGCCCGGCCGCAGCAGGCGGGCGAAGCCGTCGCCATAGAACAGCTTGCCACTGATCAGCGCTTCCCACGCACTGGCGCTGGTGGCCTTGTCGTGGGCCTGCTCATTCAGCATCCACCAGTAGTCGTGCTGCGCGCGCTTGCGGGTGTCGCCGTCGCGTTCAAACACCGCAAACGGCAGCGTGCTGATGGTGCCCGCCAGCAGGCTGACGCAGGCGTACACCGTGGCCACGCGCATAGCGGTGTCGGGGGTCACCGCCACGCCCGATGCAGTCAGGTTCACCAGGCCCAGCACCGACGACAGCTCGTTTGCCGTCAGGTTGGTGGTGGTGGCGTTCTCAGCCCGCGGGGCCGAAATCAAGCCGGCTCGCTGGGCGGCGCCGTCACGCGACGCCAGCCAGCTCATCAGGGTGCCGGCTTCGTGCCGCCGCGCGTTCAGGTCAAGAAGCTGTGCGCTCATGCCAGGTCCAGTGTGATGATCTGAGGCACAACGTCCTCGTCAGCCCCAGCGCTGGCCATGGCTCGGCCTACGGCCAGGATGGTTGCCACCGCGGCGTCGATCTTCTTTTCGGCGCTGGCCTTGCGCGGGAAGATGTTGTCGTTGCGGTCGGGCTGCACTTCCACGTTGCTGAACATCCACACCGTGGCCAGGTTGCCGTCGTGGTGGAAACGACCGTCCTCGATCAGGGCGTTGATCTCCTTCATCGGCTCGGACAGGTGGCGCACTGTCATGGGCACATCCACCACGGTGAAGCCTTCGGCCTGCAGCTGCGGCGCGATCTCGCGGGAGCCCCAGGCGTCCATGCCGATCTCAGCCACCACATGCAGCTCGGCGTCAGCCAAGATGCTGTCGCTGATGTGGCCAAGGTCGATCATGTTGCCGCTGGTCTCGGTCAACATGCCCTGCACCACCCAGCCCTTGTAGTGGCCGTTCTCAGGCCTTTGCACACAGGCCTGCGGCAGGTAGTTGCGCGTGAACAGGTAGGTGTGAACGCGTCCGTCGTCCAGGCGGCGGCGAAAGATCTTGGCCTTGGTGGCAATGTCGGTCTTGCTGGCCAGGTCGGTGCCGATCCAGCAGGTCTCGCCGCGGAAGTCTTCCTCACGCAGCGTGGTGTCGCCGCAGGCCTGCAGCTTGGCGATGTCCACCCACGGGTTGCCGCTGTTGACCCACACGTTCAGGTGCTTGGTTTTGAAGATGGCCTGCTTGCGCGGGTCGTTGATCGCCTCGCGCTGGGCTGCCTCCAGGAACTCGCCGCTGACGCTGACGCCGAAGTTGGGGTTGGCCTTGCGCAGCACCGCTGGGTCGGTCCAGTCGTCCTCGGCGTCGATGCCGAAGATGATCCCCCAGCGGGTCTCGTCGACGGTCACGCCCTGCAAGATCTTCTGCAGCTCCACCTGGTGCGTGTACGCCGGCCCGCCAATGTTGTTGCCGGCGGTCGTGATCACCAGCAGCAGCGGCTGGCTGCGCGCGCCCATGCCGGTCCACATGGTGTCGTACAGCTCGCTGGTGGCGTGCTCGTGGTACTCGTCGACGATCGCGCAGCTGGGCGACGCACCATCGCCAGGCTTGCCGATCAGCGGCTCGAAGCGGCTGTTGGTCTCGATGACCGCCAGGTTGCTGGCGTTGGCCAGCACGCCGTAGTGGCTGCGGAAAGCTGCGTTCATCTTTGCCATCAGCTGCGCCGGGCGGAACACCTCGTGCGCCTGGTCGCGGCTGGTCGCACCGCTGTAGACCTCAGCGCCGTGTTCCCCGTCGGCGGCAAGCATGAAGTTGCCGATGCCAGCGGCCTTGGTCGACTTGGCGTTCTTGCGCGGCACGTACAGGTCGGCCTTCAAGAACCGGCGCTTCAGCGTGCCTTGCTTGATCCAGCCGAAGATGCTGCCCACCACAAAGACCTGCCACGGCTCCAGCCTCACCAGCTCTTTGCGCGCCGCCCAGTCGCCCTTGATGTGCGGCATCAGCTCAATGAACCCGCAGGCGCGGTCGGCGGGACGGTAGGTCTTGCCCTTCGTGTCCTTCAGCTCGGGGTTCCACAGGTACGGGAAGTCAGGCGTGCCAGCGCGCGCCAGGTCGCGCATGTGGCGCTGGGCAGCCAGCTGCACCCACTTGCACGCAGGGATGCGGCCATCCAGCACGTCCTGCGCGTACCGGGTGGCGATGGCGGCGTAGTCCTTCATGGCCTTACAGCGCACCAAAGCCTTGCGGCTTCTGGTCGTCGTCCGCGCCGTGGCCAACCCAGTCGGCCTGGCGGTTGTTGCTCATTGACACCCGGCCCCGGTGCACCGGGCTCAGCCCGAACTCGGCCGCGAACTGCTTGACCTGCTCCATTGCCTTGTTGCGGATCACCCAGTGCGGGCTGTAGATCACGTGGCCATTGGGCGAGGGGTAGGTGTACCCGTCGCCGCCCACCCAGGGCTTGCCTTCGGCCTCAGCAGCGGCCCGGCCGGCCGCAGCCGCAGCCACAGCCAGCTGCAGTTGCTTGTCGGCCCACACCCAGGTGGCGTAGGCCTGGCAGTACAGCGCCAGGGCGGCGCGGTCCAGCTTGCTGATCAGCCCGTACCGCTCCAGCTCGGGGGTGATGCGCCGCCACTCGGCCTTGGCCTCAGGCAGCAGGTGCCCCGGGCAGTTGGGGATCTCGACAACCGGCTGCAGCTCGTCCATCAGCTGCGACAGGGGCAGCTTCGACGGGTTGCCCCGCAGGGCATGCACGTTCGAAGGCAACGACTTGGGCCCGCGCGTGCCGGTCATGATCGACCCCCAACCGCAACTGGGGGTACCCCCCCGGTCAAAACTCCCGCGCGAAAAAATTTGGCTACCTGGTCGGTCCTGTCGGGGATCGGGCCAGAGATCTGACCCCCCCCGGGGGTGCCGCGCGTCTCTGCCTGGGTCTTGGCACGGTGCGCTGCCTTGCAGATGGTCTGCAGGTTGTCCAGGTCGTCGGTGCCGCCTTGCGCCTTGGGCAGCCGGTGGTCGACCTCGGTGCCCTGGTGCACAGCGCCTGACAGCTTCAGGCAGTGCTGGCAGATGCCGGCATCGCGGCGCAGCACTTGCACACGCAGGCGATCCCAGGCGGCGCCATAGCCACGCTCGTGGCGGGTGCCCCGGGTGCGGTCGCCGAAGCTGCCACGCCGGGCCTTGTGGTCCTGGCAGCGCGTGCCGCCGCCCACCACAAGGGCGCGGCATCCGGGTTCACTGCAGGGCTTGGGGCAGGCCAGGGGCATAAAGACGAAAACCCCGGTGGCTTGCGCCAACGGGGTTTCACAGTGGATGGCCGCTGTTCAGGCGGCCGGTGTTTTGCAGACATCGCGATTCTATGAATCACGCGGAGATATTCAATGCCACCAAGCACATTCCCCAACCACTCTCTTTCTTTCCTCGGTGAAGGGTGAGGGGGGGAATGGGCGCGCGCGTGCGTTACGGGTGTGTCCCGCGGTTGTCCCGCGCTAAGTGCTTGTCGTTACTTGTGTTCCGCCTGTTACGGGGTTTCGCGCATACGGGAAGCACTATCCACCGTGGAGGCGGTGGTTACTGTGTCTGTGCACGGTATGTGCGCACGCACGGGAGAATGGCGGAACAGGCGGAACACAAGTAACCACAACAACTTAGCGCGGAATATCGGCGGGATATGGGCGCAACAGCCCGGCAGATGCGTGGTCATTGCGCGTCGTCGTCCAGGCCACCAGGCCGGCGGCAGAAGCGGTGCAGGTCAGCCTCGAAGGTCTTCACCGCATCGCAGGCCCACTCGCCCTCGCTCACGCCGTTCAACGGTCCGGTGCCGTCAGGCAGCCAGCAGCGCACTGTCTTGCGAGTCAGGGTGACGGCATCCTTCAACGCCACCTGCTTGTAGTGCAGCTTGGGCTGGCCCAGCTTGCCCTCGGCGTTGCGCCTCACCCGCTCATTGACGAAGCGCTTCACCTCGCTGGTGAAGCCGGCCTGGTCAGGCGGCCACTTGGCGCCGGTCAGGTCGCACCAGCGGCGGAAGGCACGGTACAGCTGCTCGGCGCTGCACACGCGCACAGGCAGCTCCAGCAGGCCCTCCATCCACTCGTACACGAAGCGCACGGCGGGCTTCCACCCGGCCTCGATCAAGTCTTCCTTGGCCCGCGTCATCAGCGGCTTGGCATGGGCGTCGAAGTCGCCCACCGGGTAGTGCTGCAGGTAGTACAGCCACTTGGCCAGGCCGCCATTGCGCTTGAAGTCGCGCACTGCCTCGTACAGCGCAGCGTCGGCCTCCAGCGGGGTGTACACCACCAGGAAGCGCCGGTCGCGTTCCTCCAGCGCCAGGGGCTGCGACTCGTTGGACAGGAACACCACGTTGGCGTGGTTGCTCTCCCACCGCGTGGCCTGCTGGATGTCGCGGATGGGGAACTTGTCCTGCTGGGTGACGACCATCTTGAGCCGGTTCTTGTTGTGGTACATCTCCTGGCGGGAGACAACTTCGTCACCAAGGATAGCCATCTTGCGGCTGATCCAGCCGTTGAACTTGTCTTCCAGCTCGGTCTGCCCCACGGTCACGCCGTAGTCGCCGAACAGATCGCGCCACATGTCCCAGTACAGGTTCTTGCCTGTGCCCTGGGCCCCGTGCATCACGATGGCGGTCTGCATCTTGGTGCCCAGGCGCTGCAGCGGCACCGCCTGCCAGCACAGCACCCAGTGCATCACCGCGTCCACATCATCGGCCGGCGTCTGGCTCTCGCTGCACAGATGGCGCAGCAGCCGCAGCATGGGCTGCACGTCAGCGTCCGTGCACTCCACGGGCTCCAGCTCCAGCCCGGCGAACATGTTGATCTGCGGCTCGGGCACCTTGACGCCGGGCTCGAACACCAGATCCACCGGCCGCACCATCTGCCGCACCGGCGCCGGCCGGCTGAGCCACAGGTTCACCGCCGTCTTGCCGAAGGCCAGGCGCATGGCCGCGATCTTCACCAGCATCAGCTCCACGCGGTCCCAGGCCGTGTCGGTGCTGTAGATCAGCACGAAGCGCTGGCACATCACCTCCACCAGCTCCCAGGTCTCGGGCGGGATCTTGCGGCCCGGCCGGCCGCCGCCATCACCACCGCCATCCCCGCCGGCATCGTCGTCCGCCGTGCCGGCGGGTGCTTGATCGGTGGCGCCCTCCCCCGGGCCGTGCGCGCGGGGGCGCGCCGCTTGAACAGGCAGGGGAACCACGTTGCCGCCATGCTGCGCCTCATCGGGCAGCGGCGGGTCATCGCCCAGCGGGCCGGGCTTGGCCTGGTCGACATCGCCCGGCTGATCAGGCCCAGCCGGCGGGGCACCGTGGGGGGCGGGGGTGGGTGGGGGTGGGGGTGGGGGCGCGACCGATGGTGCTGCAGCCGCCGGCCGCGGGGCCCGGCGGGTAGCCAGCGGCGCCAGCTCCACGCCCACGGCGCGGGCCAGCCAGTGCAACGCATCCTTGGGCGCGGCCATCCCGGGCAGCCACTGCAGCACCACGTCGATGGGGCTCTTGGCCTCTTCCTCGCCGAAGTCATAGATGCCGCTGGGCAGCAGCTGCAGATCCTCCTGCAGATCACGCCCCAGCGCCTTGCTGGTGACGCGGTAGCCATCGGCCCAGGCCCGCGCGCCGGGCAGCGCACTGGGCACCCAGCGCGCCAGGGCCTGCAGCGCCGCATCGTTGACCAGGCGGAAGTCATCACGCGCAGATCCGCCTGCAGGTGCAGGCGCAGGTGTACGCCGCGGGGCCGGCGGGGCCGCAGCGCGGGCTGCCGCGCGGGCCGCCTCACGCGCGGCATCACGCTCGATCTTCTCGGCCTCGTTGGCTGCCTCCACCAGCTGGCGCATGCGCTCCAGCACCTCGGGCTTGGCATCGGCCACCGGCAGGCGCTCGCCCACCGGGCGGCCCGTGCACGTGAAGTACTGGCTGCCGCAGTACACCTCCAGCCCGATGCGGTCTGACTTGAACTTGGGCGTGGCGCCACGCAGGATGATGTGCACCCCGGTGCCGCTCACGCTGGTCTCGGCGTAGCTGGCGCAGCTGGCCAGCAGCTCGGCGCACAGCGCCGACATCTCGCCCGTGTCACGATCGACAGCGCCGTCAATGTCCACACCGATCAGCCCATCACCCGGCAGGAAGGCGAAGCCCACGCCGGCCCAGGCCGGGCTGCTGTTGAACACCTGCAGCGCCTGCTGCAGCGGCACCAGGTGCGCACGGTCCAGCTCGGCGCCCTGCTCCACCTGCGGCTGCTCAGCCGTGGGCACGCCGTCCTTCGGCTTGCCATGCGGCCAGCCCCGCAGCTTGCCGCTGGCGTAGAACGGCACCTTGGCCGGCTTGGCCGCGCCGGGCTTGTCCACCAGCTTCCACAGCAGCCACTGCGGCTGATCGGCCATGTCGGCCGGCATGGCCTGCAGGCGCTGCACCAGATCCGCCCGCTCTGCCAGCACCGCGGCACGCAGCGCGGCACTGCTGGGCTTGGCCGGCGCCGTCAACGCATTCCCCCCGGTGCCCTGCCCTGGCGGCGCAGCGTGGACAGCCGGCGCTCATGGTCGGCACGGCAGTCTTCGTCGCAGTACTTGGCCGTGGGCAGGCAGCGCGCCTGGCAGTTGCCGCACACGCCAGCCGGTGCCGTGTGCACCGGGCGGCGGGCAGCGGCCAGCGCGGCAGCGGTGAACTGGGCTTCACGCGCAGTGGCCATGTCGTCGGCGCTCAGCCGCTCACCGTGGCTGATAGCTTCATCCGACAACGCATCGGGGGCGGCTGTTGAATCAGCCCGGTCGGTGCCGGGCTGTGGGGTGAGTGTCGAAGGTGTCACGGTGGGCAAAAGGCATGCGCGCAGGCGCAGCCGGTTTGATCAGTTGAGTGGATTCACGCGCCGGCCTAACAGGCGCAAGCTGCGGCCATGCACACCACCGCCGCCCATGAAAAAGCCGCCCAGGCTTTCACCCGGGCGGCGAACACGTGCACCGTGCACGTGGGAGACAAAGGGTGGCCGCCCGGCCTGCGGCTGTACGCTTGGGTTTCCACACACCAAACGCCACAGGAGGGCGACCATGGACAAACTACCTGTCAACGCGCAGACGCTGAACGCCATGTTCAACGTGATGGCCGGGATCGTCTTCGCCACTGTGCGCCAGCTGCCCGCGGACAGGCAGGCAGCCTTTGCGCAAGACCTGGCCGGCTTAGCCAAGAACGCCGAAAAGCGCGGCGAGACGACAGAAGAGATGTTCTTCATCGATCTGCATGCGCTGGCTCGGGTGGCGCCAGATCGTCCGCAAACCTGAAGCGCCGCGACACCATCGCATCCCAACAGGCCAGCATGTGCTGGCGGTCCCGCTGGGCGCGCAGTCCATGGCCCCAGCCGTGGAAGTCAGGCGCCCGCTTGGCAATTGCCTCGCGCCGCTTGCGGCACAACACGTGGTTCACGCTACTACGCAGCATCTTTCGTCTCCTGGGGGTTGGGCTGGCGGGTCACATCGATCAGCGGGCGGCCGGCGGGGTGCCAGGGCCAGTCGGGGTCGGGCACGCGATGCCAGGCGACATCGGGGCGCAGCTGCTCGCAGGTGGCCTTGCCCTCGCTGCCGCGCTCGATGGCCGCGCAACGCTCAGACGGGATGCCGCGCTTGCGCCAGCCCGTGACAGACGGCGGCGCCACACCCGCCATGCGGGCCACGGCCACCGTGCCGCCGATCTGGTCTATGTCGTAGGTCATGCGAACACTTTAACGCAAGCGAAAGTGTTTATGCAACCATCGCTAAATTAGTGCGGCCTAAAGTCTCGCCATGGACATCCGCGAAATTCGCCGCCAGAACCTCCATCGCTTGGTGGGCGAGTTCGACATGAAAAAGAGCTTGGCCAAGCGAATCCACAAGGCCCCCTCTCAAGTTAGTCAATGGCTTAAGGGGTATCGCAGCATCGAAGAAGACAGCGCGCGCCACATTGAGCAAATGCTGCGCAAACCGGAGCGCTGGATGGACGTTCAGCACCTGGATGCCGCCACAGCACTGGTCGAAAGCACACCCGCCGAGGCCGGGGGTATAGCTCACAAACTGAGCCTGCCAACCGAAACAGTCGCTCCCACTGTCCCATGGGAGCAACTGAAGATGGAACCCCGACAACTTCCGGCCGAGTTCTACGTGGTCTTGCCAGACGATGCGATGGCACCCGTAGCACCGGCCGGCACCAAGGTGAAGTTCGACACCCGCCGCAAGGCTCAGCCCGGTGATGCCGTGCTGGTGGCTGGCCCGCAGGGTGAGCCGTTCTTCCGAGAGATGCGGGCGCTGCTGGGCGGTGCCTGGGAAGCGCACCCCAGCAACAAGGCCTACCCCGTGCTGCACAGCGAGCAGCACGCGCTGGTGGTGCTGGGCGTGTTCGTGGGCATTGACCGGCCCTGGTCAGCCCTTGCACGTTGACACCGCGCGCCCGGCGCTACCGGGCACCGACCGGAGAGCCCCAATGCAGTCAGAGCCCAGCAACCCCGGCGGCGCGCCTCACCAAGAGGCCGTCAGCCTCCAGTGTCTTCAGTGCGGAGGCACACAGTTCACTCACCCCGCCAACGTCAAAGACGACGACCAGCTTTCCTGCACCGCCTGCGGTGCCGTCGCCACCATAGCGCAGCTTCGAGACCATGCCATCAGCGAGCGTGCGCGCCAGCTTGCCGCCGGCCTCTTCACTGAGGGGCTCAAAGGCGTCAAGGGCTGGAAGAAGCTCCCGTAGCGCCTCGCCAATTGCGCGCTGCAGATCGCTGCAGTCCAAGACCAGAGTGATGCGGCCAACCTGCGGCGCTTGCTGGTGTAGATCCACCATCCCCAACCCCACTTGCCCGATCAGCGGGCCACTGCGCCGCGACATGCGGCTGGCGGATTCTGCAAGAAATTTAGCGGTCGCTATTGCCGTTGACTTTCGCTTACGTTAAAGTCTTCCTCACACCCCCCGAACAACGGCAACCGCCGGGGGTGCTGAGGCAACCGTGGCATCTGGCATCGACCTCGGCGGCGACAGGCCGCCCAACATCGTGTACCTCAGCGGGGAGGCCAACCCGCTGAACCTGGCGCCGCACGACCGGCGCTTCTGGGTGGCCGCACCGGACATGCCGGTGCCCGCGCCAGCCAACTGGCCGGCCCGCCCCACCGACAAGCCGGTGCTGCGCAACGAGCTGTGGGAAGCCTTCCGCAACCACGCGCGCGGCACCTGGACGGTGGCGGTGTATCCGCACCAGGGCAGCACCGCGTCCCTGGCCATGCAGGACTATGTGGTCGACGACTTCGGCAACCTGCGTGAGCTGGGCGCCGCAGCAGCCCAGGCCAACACCGACTGGTACGCCAGCCTCTACACCATCGACCAGGCCGCTTGCGAGTGGATGGACCAGTTCAGCGCCCCGGTGCGCCCCGGCAGCGCCCTGCATGCCATGCACCAGACGGCCCAGGCCAGCAAGCCCGACGATGACGTGCAGGCCATCCGCCTGCCCGAGCCGTACTACACCGGCCACGCGGCCACCCTGCTGGTGCAGGACGACCCGCACTGGCGCAGCCGTGATCCGCTGTACAGCGTGCTGCTCGAGCACGACGAAGACCGCCTGGTGCTCACCCGTCGCCAGGTGCGCGCCCTGGTGGCCGGCCTCACCGCGCTGCTGCTGACCGCCTGCGGCGGTGGCGACCCCGAAGACGGCCCGCCCGATGTGCCCACGCCCAGCGTGGTGTGCACCGCCAGCGCACCCGGGTGCGCACGATGAGCGCCGCTGTGTCTGATGACGACAGCCTGGGCGCTGAGGCGGGCCAGGTGCATTTGGCCAACGGCGCCACGGTGCAACCCGGCACCGCGCAGCACCAGGCCCAGCAAGCCCGGCCTTGGCTGCTGGAGGTGGTGGAGCGCCGCGCTTACCGCGCCGGCTGGTGGTGGGGCTTCAGCAGCGGGCTGATCTGTGGCTGCGGCAGCACGGCGCTGCTGATGGTGCTGGCGTACACCGTGTGGCAGGCCGTGCAATGCCCCGGGTGCTGATCCCATCGGCTGAGCAGCTGGTCGCGGCCTGGCAGCGCTGCAAGCGGCGCACCTGGCCCGCCACCTTCGATGCCGCCATGGCTGACCCGCTGTACAGCCGGCTGGTGAACATGACCGCGCTGCAGACCATGTTGCGCGATGCCCGCGCGGCCAAGCGCGCGCAGCTGCAGGCGGCACAGCCCAGCCCGCACCGCACGCCCTGGCCGCCCCGCCGGCCCTCAGCCACCACCAGCCCGCTGCCCAGCCCTCCTGACCGCAAGCGCCTGGCCGCAGGCGACACCGACGATGACGACTGACTGCACCACCACCGCGCCGGCCCTCATCGGTGGTGCCGCCGCTGCCGCTGACAACCTGCCAGGCTTTGCTGAGCGCGGCAGCCCAGGCCGCATGGCTGTGCTTCAGCTGCTGGCACAGCACCCGGCCGGCGTTCGCACGTCGGTGGTGCGGGCCGTGATGCGCCGGGCTGACCCGCGCATCTTCGACGAAGAGCGCGCCCGCTACGTGCTGCAGCGCCTGCGTGCCGCTGGCCTGGCCAGCACTGAGCGCGATGCCGAACTGCAGCTGGTGTGGTTCAGCCCTGGCGTGCGCCGCACGCAGCAACTGCGGGGCGGCTGGCAGCCCGACACCAGCCCCGCCACCGGCCCCACCACGGCCGCCGATTGACCCTCACCACCATCACCATGACCGACACCACCCTGGCCGCCCCGGCCGCCGTGCAGCCGCTGGAAGGCGCGCTGCGCATCCCCGTGGGGCTGATCACCCCCAGCCCGCTGAACCCGCGCAAGACCTGGAAGCCCGAGAAGGTGGCCGCCATGGCCGCCGACATGGCCGTCAACGCGCAGATCCAGCCCATCCGCGTGCGGCCCAACCCGCTGCATACCCCCAGCAACGGCCGCCCGCCGTATGAGATCGTGGTGGGTGAAACCCGCTGGCGCGCCGCACCCCAGGCTGGCCTGGACGCGCTGGACGCGGTGCTGCGTGACTGCACCGACCAGGAGCTGATCAAGCTGGCCCTGGCCGAGAACACCAAGCGCCAGGACCTGCACCCGCTGGAAGAGGCCGACGGCTTTGCCGCCCTGCTGCGCGCTGACGACGGCCTGCAGGGCTATGCCAGCAAGGAAGACCTGGCCGCCGCCGTGGGCGTGAGCCCCAGCTACGTGTACCAGCGCCTGAAGCTGCGCAACCTGTGCAAGCCCGCGCGTGATGCCTTCCTGGCCGGCACCATCGACGCCAGCGTGGCGCTGCTGATCGCCCGCATGCCTGACCAGACCGAGCAGGCCCGCGCCACGGCGCGCATCGTCAGCGGCTTCGGTGGTGAGCCGTACAGCTACCGCCAGGCCAGTGAGTTCCTGAAGCGCGAGTTCATGCTGGCGCTGACGCTGGCGCGCTTCGACACCACCGCCACCTACAACGTGGCCGGCCCTTGCAGCGCCTGCCCCAAGCGCAGCGGCGCCGCGCCTGACCTGTTTGCAGATGTGGCCGGCGGTGGCGACCTGTGCCAGGACGCCCGCTGCTACCAGGCCAAGGCCGAAGAGGCGCACCAGCAGCTGCTGCAGGCCGCGCGCGATGCCGGCCGCACCGTGCTGCAGGGCGCCGCCGCCCGCAAGGTGCTGCCCCGGCCTGATGCCGAGCCCATCGGCCACTACCGGCTGGATGCCCCCTGCCCGGCGCTGACCGACAGCCAGCGCCCGCTGCGCGCCCTGCTGGGCAGCGGCTTCGCCGGCAGCATCGTGGTGGTGGACGTGCCCGGCAGCGCCCCGCTGGAGCTGGTGACGGCCGACGCCGCACAGCGCGCCATCAAGGCCCGCGGGCTGCTGCGTTCGCAGACGGTGAAGGCTGCGCCGGCTAAGGCCGCCCCGGCTGCAGCGCCGGCCCAGCCGCTGTTCAAGCCCAAGGCCACCGACAGCGGCGCCGGTGTATGCAGCGCACCCGCCGCAGAGCCCGCAACCACTGGCGAAGCCCCTCCACCGCGGGGGGAGGGGGCGGCGGTGGCGAAGGATGCCGGCACCGGTGGTGCCGGCATGGAAGACAACACCCCCGCGCCGGGCCGCGGTGTGGCGGTGACGGTGAATGACGCGGCCACGGCCGAAGCGCTGGAGCGTGCCAAGTTCGGCGAGCTGCTGCTGGCCGAGCTGGAGGAAGCGCTGGCCGAAGGCGGCGAGCCGCCGCTGCTGATCTTGCGGCTGGCGATCACTGCCATGTGGGATGAAGCCAGTGCCGAAGAGTGCAGCCTGCTCTACACCGTGATGGGCTGGACGCTGGACGGCGCTTATAGCGAAGACTTCGCCCGCCGCGTGCGCGTGGCCGATGGCGCGGCGCTGGCCGGGCTGCTGATGCTGGTGCTGGCCGCGCGTGACTGCGCTGACGAGCTGGTGCCCGCAGCCACCATGCACGTGCGGCCGGCCGGTGTGCTGGCCAAGCACTTCGGCATCCCGCTCGACCGGGTGCTGCGCGATGCGCGCATCGCCGTGCGGGGCGCCCCAGTGCAAGACGCCACGGCCGCATTCGTGGCGGCCCACCGCCCCGCAAGCGGGGCGGATGAAGTGTCCGACGAGGCATCGGCCCCCAGGCGTGAGCCCGTCACCGACCCCAACTGGGAATTCCCCAAGGGTCACATCTGAGGGGGCCGATGCCCCACTGCCACCAGCAACACACAGGAGAAGCACCGTGCACCCCACCGACCCCAGCGCTGGCCACCAGGTGGCCAGCCCGCCGCAGCAGCCGGCAGCCGCTGCTGCCCAGCCCACCCCGCAGATCCCGCAGATGTGGGCCATCGTTGAACTGATGGGCCACCAGCGCGTGGCCGGCACCATCAGCCATGACTTGACCTTCGGCGCGCCGCTGATGCGCGTGGACGTGCCCGAGGTGGTGTACCTCGACAGCGTGTGGCGCAACGGCGCGTTCGTGGACGTGGAGCGCCGCATCCCTGCGCACAGCCGCAGCGTGGGCCACCCGGCCGTGTTCACCATCCACTGGGTGGACGAAGCCACCGCCCGCCTGGCCGCGGTGCAGATCAAGGCCAGCCCGCTGAAGCTGATCAGCCTGCACAGCGCGCTGGACTCGGTGCCCGAGGCTGAGCGCCAGGCCCTGCTGCAGCTGACGCGCAGCAGCGCGCTGATCGCGGCCGATGACGCGGGAGACAACGATGGCCCTCTCTGACCATAAGACCGCAGCGCTGGCCATGAAGCCGGACATCCTGACCGTCAGCGGGCACTACTTCGATTTCCTGCAACCCGAGGAAAGCTACTTCGGCATCGGCGACATCGCACATGCGCTGTCCCACATCTGCCGCTTCACTGGCCACAGCCGCAGCTTCTACTCGGTGGCACAGCACAGCGTGCTGGTGTCGCGCATCGTGCCGCCCGAGCACGCGCTGGCCGGGTTGCTGCATGACGCGGCCGAGGCATTCATTGGCGATGTGGCCAAGCCGCTGAAGCAGTTGCTGCCCGACTACAAAGCAATCGAGAAGCGCGTCGAAGCGGCAGTGTTCAGCCGCTTTGGACTACCGGCTGACTTGCCGCTGTGCGTGAAAGAGGCCGATCTGGTGATGTTGGCCACTGAGAAGCGTGACTTGATGCCAGGCGACCGTCACACCTGGGAGTGCATTGCCGGCCTGCACCCCTTGGTCGATCGCATTGACCCCTGGCCCTGCGAAGAGGCGTGCCTGATGTTCCTGAGCCGATTCAACAAGCTGACTGGGGCGTAAGCATGAGCAAGTGCATCACCGACTACGCCCAGGCCACCGCCGATCTGGCCGCAATGACGGCCCGCAAGGATGCCGCGTACCTGGAGCGCAACTGCTGCGTGGCGCTGATCGCCCGCATGGCGCTGGCCATGGGCTGGACGGCCGGCACCGCGCGCACGGCCATCGAAGGCTGGAGCGAAGACTGGCACGGCTGCGTCTACATCGACTTGCCCACCGGCCAGGCCAGCTGGCACTACCACGACAGCCAGGCGCACCTGTTCAGCGATTTGCCGGCCTACACCGGCGCGTGGGATGGGCACGACACGCCCGAGAAGTACCGCCGCGTGGCCATGGCGTTTGAAGGCGGCCGGCCCAGCTTTCTGGTGAACCAGCTGCAGCGGCTGGAGATGCAGGCCGGCGACGTGGCGGTGCTGCAGTGCGACCGGCTGCTGACCGGCGACCAGCGCCGCATGCTGAAAGACGTCGCCACCCTCGCCTTCGGCCCTGACGTGAAGGCGATGGTGCTGGACGCGGGGCTGCGCCTGGGCGTTGTGACGCCGCCGCCGGTGGCAGCGCAGCCCACCGGCACGCCGGCCAGCGAGGCGGGCTAAGACATGCTGCGCCCCCAGTACATCCTGCCCCTCGCCGACGAGCTGGTGGTCGACTTGTTTGCCGGCGGTGGAGGCGCCAGCTGCGGCATCGAGCAGGCCATCGGCCGGCACGTGGACATTGCGGTCAACCACGACCCCGAGGCGGTGAGCCTGCACCAGGCCAACCACCCGCAGACCGAGCACCACGTCAGCAACGTGTGGGAGGTGGACCCGCGCGTGGTGTGCGCCGGCCGGCCGATCGGCCTGCTGTGGGCCAGCCCTGACTGCACCTTCCACAGCAAGGCCCGGGGCGGCAAGCCCTTTCGCGACCGCAACAAGGCGCGCCGCCGCCGTGGCCTGGCCAGCATCGTGGTGAAGTGGGTGCGCATGCTCAAGCCCACCGGCCAGCACCCGCGCGTCATCCACCTGGAGAACGTGGAAGAGTTTCAGCACTGGGGCCCGCTGCTGGCCGACGGCACGCCCTGCCCTGAGCGCCGCGGCAGCAGCTTCGGCCGCTGGGTGGCCCAGCTGCGCAACCTGGGGTACGTTGTGGAATGGCGCGAGCTGCGCGCCTGCGACTACGGCGCGCCCACCATCCGCAAGCGGCTGTTTCTGGTGGCGCGGCGCGACGGCCAGCCCATCGTGTGGCCCGAGCCCACCCACGCCGCGAAGCCGGCCAAGGGCAGCGGCCTGAAGCCCTGGCGCACGGCGGCCAAGGGCAGCGGCCTGAAGCCCTGGCGCACGGCGGCCGAGTGCATCGACTGGAGCCTGCCGTGCCCCAGCATCTTCGAGCGCGATCGCCCGCTGGCCGAGGCGACGCTGCGCCGCGTGGCGCGCGGGGTGATGCGCTATGTGGTGGAGGCGGCCAAGCCCTTCATCGTTCACATCGCCCACGGCGAGGGCAAGCCCGGCGGTGTGCAGCGCTGGGGCAGCGGCGCGCATGACATCGACAAGCCGGCGCCCACCATCACCACCAAGGCCGAGCACATGCTGGCCGTGCCCACCCTGGTGCAGACCGGCTATGGCGAGCGCCCCGGCCAGGCGCCGCGCGTGCCCGGCATCGACAAGCCGCTGGGCACGGTGGTGGGCGGCCAGAAGCATGCGCTTGTGGCCGCCTTCCTGGCCAAGCACTACGGCGGCGTCACCGGCCACGGCGTGGAGCAGCCACTGGGCACGGTGACCACCAGCGACCACCACAGCCTGGTGGCCGGCACGCTGGTGGGCGTGGGCGGCCGCACCGGCCAGGGTCAGGCCAGCAGCTACAGCGCCGACCGACCGGCGCGCACGGTGACAGCCAAGGCCGACACAGCCGTGGTGGCAGCGTTCCTGACCGCCTACTACGGCAGCGACCAGGACACCCCGCTGGCTGACCCCATGCACACCGTCACCACCAAGCCGCGGTTCGCGCTGGTGATGGTCGACGGCGTACCGCACGCCATTGCCGACATCGGCATGCGCATGCTGCAGCCGCGCGAGCTGTACATGGCGCAGGGCTTCCCGTCCAGCTACGTGATCGACCGCGGCGCCGACGGCCGGGCGCTGAGCAAGGCCGCCCAGGTGCGGATGTGCGGCAACAGCGTGTGCCCGCCGCTGGCTGAGGCGCTGGTGCGGGCGAACTACAGCGAGCGCCAGGCGCTCAAGCGCGCGGCGTAAGCCGCTGGAAGGACCGAGCACATGAACATCATCAAGTGGGCCCTGTGGGCCCTGGGCCTGGGCGGCAAGCCCTATGTGTGGAACGAGTGACCGTGGCCACGTCTCGCCTGCCCACCAGGGCCTTGCTGCAGCAGCAGGCCCGCAAGGCCCAGCTGCTGGCCCGCATGCACATCAGCCAGGCAGCCCGGCAGGCTGCCAAGCGCGGCGCGCAGCCGCTGTCTGCCAGCCAGCGCCAGGAGCTGAGCATGGCCCACCACGTGAACTTGGACGCCATCTGCAGCGGCAAGGCCGAGCCCACGATGCTGTGGGACTTCATCGGCAGCGTGCTGTGCTGGTGGAAGGCCGCGCAGCTGCTACAGGCCGGCGTGGACGAGATGGACGCGCAGCTGGAGGTGGCCGCTCGCCTGTGCGAACGCTGGAGCCGCACCGGCCGCGTGCTGTTCGATGGCCCTGACATGCAGCTGGCCCGCGACGGCGTGGTCTACATGGACCAGCTGGCCGAGCTGGTGGATACCGCCACCGCCTGCCAGGCGGCCGACTGGAGCCAGCGCGAGGTTGAACGACTGGAGGCCGCGGCGCTGCAGATGCGCGCGCAGACCCAGCAGAAGAAGGAAGGACAGGAAGCATGAGCACCACCGTCACCGTCTACACCGCAGAGCAGGTGGCGCAGCTGCTCGGCTGCGCCGTGAAGACCGTGGAGCAGATGGCCCGCGACGGCGAGCTGGCCGGCGTGAAGCCGGGCGGCGGCTGGGTGTTCCCGGCCGGTGCGCTGGCCCAGCGGCTGGACCAGCTGGCGCTGGAGCAGGCCGCCGGCCGCCGCAAGACGCCGGCACCGGTGGCCACCACGGTGCACCAGGTCGACAAGCCCCGGCGCGGCCCGAAGCCGCGCGCGCTGCCCAAGCTGGTGCCGATGGGTGGGCAGGCATGAGCGACGACAAGCCGATCCGCGTGCGGCTGTCGCGCGCCAAGGGCTGGCGCATGCCCCCGAACACCGTGAAGGTTGACCGCACGACGAAGTGGGGGAACCCGTTCATCGTGGGCAAGGATGGCACCCAGGCGCAGTGCGTCTACTGGTTCCGCTTGATGCTCGGCGGGGCCATCCACATGAGCAGCGTTGCGGGCTACAAGGCGCTGGAGCAGTACCGAGCGATGGCCCTGAAGGATGCAGCCGAGCTGCGCGGCAAGTCGCTGGCCTGCTGGTGCCGTGCTGGCACGCCCTGCCACGCTGACGAGCTGCTGCGGCTGGCGAACGAGGGCATGAAACGATGAAGATTGCCTGCGACGCCACTCTTTACCGTCAGCTCAATGCGACTGTCGGGCAGCGCCCGCGCGGTCGGCAGCCCTACGGTAGCCGGTGGTCAGCACTGCATGGCGAGGCTTACCGCATGTGGCTGAGCAGCGGCGACGAGCCGGCAGAAACTCCGGCCTTTGGCATGCGCGCTCTGATGGTGCTGGAAGACGACGACGACAAGGCCGGCGCCGCGTGCGCACAGCTCTGGCGCTTGGCTTTGCGGCACCTGACATGGCGCGAGGTTGATGTGCTGCGATTTCGGTACATCCACGACCTGACCTTGAAAGAGACCGGGGCACGAATGCTGGTAACCCAGGAGCGTGTTCGCCAGATCGAAGTCAAGGCCCTGGGTGTGCTGCAGCGGCTGGCAAACAGGCATGTGAATCCATGAGCGAGATCGACGAGTGCACTGACCGCCTGGTGACCGCAATGCGCCTGCTGGAAATGCAGCTGGCTGAGCTGCAGATGAACACCCAGCGCGCGACAGCCACGATGCACATCGTGCATGAGCTGGTGCAGCGTGCATGGCACCTGCATGCCGGGCATGCCAACCCCAAACCGATCAGCGAGAACACGCTGATCCTTCTGGCAACTTTGGCCGCGCAAGACGCCATCGACGACGCGAGGGGCATCTAGCCCAGTCGCGCCGCCAGATCCTCGCCCCGGAGGCTGGCATACCGCAGCGCCATCGCCAAGCTTGACCAGCCCATGATCCGCGCGATCTCCACATCGCTGAACACCCAGCGCCCGGCCGGATCGCGCAGCTCGAACCACCGGCAGGTGGCCTCGTGCCGCAGATCGTGCTCGGTGAACGCCGGCACGCCGGCATAGCGGAACAGCGAAGCGAAGCGCGCCGACAGGCGCCGCGTGGCTGGGTCCAGGTCTTCCGGCGTGCCCTTCCAGTACGGCCACAGCAGCCCCACGCGGCCGGCGCACCAGCTGGCCAGCGCATCACGCAGGTGGCGCTTCAGCGGCACCACCCGCGGCTTGATGGCGCCGCGCGTGCCCTTGCTGCCCTCCACCCGCAAGATGCCCTTGGCGGTGTCCACCTGGTCAGCGCGCAGGCGGTAGGCCTCGCGCAGGCGCAGCCCGGTGTCCAGGATCACGCTGAAGAACAGCTCGAAGGCCAGATCGGGCCCGGCGCCGGCCGCGCCCGTCCACGGCCGCTCGCGGTCGTCGCGCTTCACGCCGGCCAGCGCCTGGCGGATGGCGGCTTCCTCGGCCGGCAGCAGCCGGCGATCACGCTGCACATCGTGCCGTGGCGCCAGCGGCCGGCCCTTCACTGATCGGCCGGCCAGCTCGCGCTGCTCAGCCTCGGTGTACTGGCTGTAGCCCACCGGCAGCAGGCGCAGCGGGTTCACCGGCGCTGCGGCGGTGTCGCCGGCCTTCACGGTGCTGGCCAGGTGCCAGTCCAGCACCCTGGCCAGCGCGCCCACGCGCTTGCGGATGGTGCCGGGCGCCTGGTGGTGCTTCATCTTCAGCTCACGCACCCAGGTGTCGGTCGCCCAGCGGTAGGTGACGGCGCTCACGCGCAGGCCGGCCAGCTCGGGCAGCATGGTGCCCAGCAGCTTGCTGTCGCTTGCCGTCAGGTGCGGGGCGCTGTTCAAGTAGCCGCGCACCACCGCCACCAGCAGCGGATCGTCGGCCGCGCGGGGCTCGCCAGCCATCAGCTCAGCCGGCACCACGCCGCGGTCCAGCATGGCGTCCATCTGCTGGCCGTAGCTGTCGGCCTCGGCCTCGGTGGCGAACGTGGCATAGAACGGCCGCGGCAGCAGCCGGTGCTTCACCCGCAGCTCGAACCGCGCGCCCCGTGGCCTGACGTGGTGGGACATGGGCACCTCCAGCGCAGATGCCACTCGACTGGACGGCCAACATGGTCCGCCTGCGGGTGGCATTGCCACCTCCTGCGGGTGGCATGCCACAGATTCTGACGGATTCCTGGGGCGGAAAGCAAAACGCCCCGAGGGTGCGGGGCGTCTAAGTGCTTGTCGTTGCAGTGATTTCTTGGAGGCGCGATCCGGAGTCGAACCGGACTAGACGGATTTGCAATCCGTTGCATAACCGCTTTGCTATCGCGCCATGCCGGAAACCGGGCTCTCTGACAAAAACGGGAAGCCTAGGCTTCCCGTTTCGAATTTGGAGCGGGAGACGAGTCTCGAACTCGCGACCTCAACCTTGGCAAGGTTGCGCTCTACCAACTGAGCTACTCCCGCAGGGCATCCAGTTGCCTGGATTCTTGCCTGCTTCGCTGCGCACTTGTTTTCGTGTTCAGCGAAGCTAGCATTCTAGGGGCGTTTGATGCGATCTGGCAAGCCCCTCGCAAAACTTTTTAGTGCGGCAGGGCGTCCGACGATCCGGTGGCCGACGCCACGTCGGGCTTGGCGGCCTCGACCTTGGCCGGCACCGGCTCGTCCTCGGGCAGGGAGGGCGGCATGGACTCCAGCGCGATCTCCAGCACCCGCTCGATCCAGCGCACCGGCACGATCTCGAGGTGGTTCTTCACGTTCTCGGGAATGTCCTGCAGGTCCTTGACGTTCTCTTCCGGGATCAGCACCGTCTTGATGCCGCCGCGGTGGGCCGCCAGCAGTTTCTCCTTCAGGCCGCCGATCGCCGTGATCTCGCCGCGCAGCGTGATCTCGCCGGTCATCGCCACGTCGGCGCGCACCGGGATGTTGGTCAGTGCCGAGACGAAGGCGGTGGCCATGGCCGCACCGGCGCTGGGGCCGTCCTTGGGCGTGGCGCCGTCGGGCACGTGGATGTGGATGTCGCGCTTCTCGAACATCTCGTCCTTCACGCCCAGGCGGCGTGAACGGCTGCGGATGACCGAACGGGCGGCTTCCACCGACTCCTTCATCACGTCGCCCAGCGAGCCGGTGCGGATGATGTTGCCCTTGCCGGGCATCACCGCCGCCTCGATGGTGAGCAGGTCGCCGCCGACTTCTGTCCACGCCAGACCAACCACCTGGCCGACCTGGTTCTTCTTCTCGGCGCGGCCGTAGTCGAACTTGCGCACACCGAGGAAGTCGTTCAGGTTGTCCTCGTTGACCACCACCTTGCCGTCGACCTTCTTGAGCTGGATGCTCTTGACGGTCTTGCGGCAGATCTTCGAGACCTCGCGCTCCAGCGAGCGCACGCCGGCCTCGCGGGTGTAGTAGCGGATGATGCCGCGGATGGCCGATTCGGTGACGTCCAGCTCGTCGTCCTTCACGCCATTGTTCTTGCGCTGCTTGGGCAGCAGGTAGCGCTGGGCGATCGAGACCTTCTCGTCCTCGGTGTAGCCCGACAGGCGAATGACTTCCATCCGGTCGAGCAGCGCCGGCGGAATGTTCATGCTGTTGGACGTGGCGATGAACATCACGTCCGACAGGTCGAAGTCGACCTCGACATAGTGGTCGCTGAAGGTGTGGTTCTGCTCGGGGTCGAGCACCTCCAGCAGCGCCGAACTCGGATCGCCACGGAAGTCCATGCCCAACTTGTCGATCTCGTCGAGCAGGAACAGCGGGTTGCGCACGCCCACCTTGGTCAGGCTCTGCAGGACTTTGCCCGGCATGCTGCCGATGTAGGTGCGGCGGTGGCCGCGGATCTCGGCTTCGTCACGCACGCCGCCCAGGGCCATGCGCACGAACTTGCGGCCCGTGGCGCGCGCCACGCTCTGGCCCAGCGAGGTCTTGCCCACGCCCGGGGGGCCGACCAGGCACAGGATCGGCGCCTTGACCTTGTCGACACGCTGTTGCACCGCGAGGTACTCGAGGATGCGTTCCTTGACCTTGTCGAGGCCGTAGTGGTCTTCGTTCAGCACCTCTTCGGCCAGCGGCAGGTCGTGCTTGACCTTGCTCTTCTTGGCCCAGGGCAGGCCGATGAGCGTGTCGATGAAGTTGCGCACCACGGTGGCTTCGGCCGACATGGGCGACATGAGCTTGAGCTTCTTCAGCTCCGAGTCGGCCTTCTTGCGGGCCTCCTTGCTCATCTTGGCGGCTTCGATCTTCTTCTCGAGTTCCTCGAGATCGGCGCCCTCCTCGCCATCGCCCAGTTCCTTCTGGATGGCCTTGACCTGCTCGTTCAGGTAGTACTCGCGCTGGCTCTTCTCCATCTGGCGCTTGACGCGGCCACGGATGCGCTTTTCCACCTGCAGGATGTCGACTTCATGTTCCAGCAGCTCCAGCAGCTTCTCCAGCCGCTTGGCCACGACGAACAGGTCGAGCACGCTCTGCTTGGCCTCCAGCTTCAGCGGCAAGTGCGCGGCGATGGTGTCGGCCAGGCGGCCCGGATCGTCGATGCCGGCGATGCTGGTCAGGATCTCGGGCGGGATCTTCTTGTTGAGCTTGACGTACTGGTCGAACTGCTGCGTCACGGCGCGGCGCAGGGCCTCGACTTCCGGCGACGGCTCGCCGGCCGGCTGCACCGGCACCACATCGGCGGTGAAGTGCTCGGCGGTGTCGTGGATGGCCTGGGTCTCGGCGCGCTGCACGCCTTCGACCAGCACCTTCACCGTGCCGTCGGGCAGCTTCAGCATCTGCAGGATGCTGGAGACGCAGCCGATCTCGAACATGTCCTCGGGCTTCGGCTCGTCCTTGCCGGCGGCCTTCTGGGCCACCAGCATGATCTGGCGGCCGGCTTCCATCGCGGCTTCCAGCGCCTTGATGGACTTGGGCCGGCCCACGAACAGCGGGATGACCATGTGCGGGAACACGACCACGTCACGCAGCGGCAGCAGCGGCAGGGTGATGGGGTCAGGCGGAAGAATGGGATGTCCAGACAT